TATGAAATTAACAGATAATAGATTAATAGCAGATGAGGGCTATATGTTAAAAGATAAAAATGATAACGGTGAAGTTTTAGAAGATGGAACTATTATTGAACCATATAAAACAAAAATAATTTATGTAGGAAAGCAAATTACGACATTGGATCAATGCAAGGAACTATATGAAGAAGTGGAGGAATAAATATGTTAGATTTTGAAATGTTAAAACAAGTTTTAGTAGTAGCAATAGCAAGTTCTATAATAACTACTGAATTTATACAAAAAATTAAAGAAAGTTTAAAAACAAAAAGATATTTAGCATTAATAGGTTTTGTAATTTCAATGCTAGTTGGAACTGCATTTGCATTAAGATTTAGCGATTTAGATATTTATAATTGCTTATGGGTAGGATTAATTAGTTGGCTAGGTGCAGACATGATTTATAAAACATTTGAAAATAAAATATTCACTTCATTTGGTAAAATGCAAGAGGTCGTTGAAATTCCTAGACAAAATGAAATAGTTTTTGAAAAAACTGATAAAGAGGTGTAATTATGAAATATAATAAAATGCCTTTAGAGTTTAATGGCATAACTTGTAAATACAAGGAAACTAGTAGCCCTTATTCTAAATCTAATCCACATAAGGGAGTAGATTTTGGGTGGAATAATAGTTATGGTGGTCAAAACAACACTCCTATTTATTCAATTAATGATGGAACTGTTATAGATTTAGGAAAATCAACAGGAACAAATAATGCAGGAAATTATATTGTTATTAGGCACTCATACGATAGTAATTATGATTTGTGTAGTAGATATTTGCATTTAAAAGATAGTTCTACTAAAGTTAAAAAAGGCGATAAAGTAAAAAGGGGACAACAAATTGCAATAATGGGTGGCACTTATGGTTATGCAGTTCATTTACATTATGAAATGTGGAAAGTTCCAAAAAATTGGAAATATAATATAAGTGACAGAAGCAAGTATGTAGTAAACCCATTAGATTATACTTATCAATTTGATGACCAAAAAAACTCTAGTGATACAATTCTTACTAGAGTTGTAGGAACATCTAAACAAGCAAAAAGAGATACAACTAAAAACCAATTAGAGATAGTTGGTTCTTTATTAAGAGTTCGTAAAGGTGCAGGAACTAACCAAACTGTATTAGGTTATATTGATTATGGTATTTATGATTATACTGAAACAAAAGAAGCAAATGGTTATACATGGTATAATGTAGGTTTTGGTTGGGTTGCTTACTTAAAAGATGATGTTATTCTTTATAAGAAAGAAGAACAATCTATAGAACCTGAAGAACTTGAAAATGATATTAATGATTTAATTTCAGAGATAGGCAGATTAGATACAGAACTAGAAGAACAAAAACAGGTTATAGAGCAACAAAAAATCGAAATAGATAAATTAACTAAAGAACTAAACAACTGCTACAATACAAGTGATTTTGTTGCAAATTTAAAAAAGTTTGTTGCAAATGAAACAGGATCCTTTTATATTAAATTGGAAAAAGGTGAAAAATTATATAAAGAATAGTTGGAAAAACGTGAAAGACCTAGGTTAATCCTTAGGTCTTTTTTTTGTGAGAAGATATTGAATTGATAGTGGAGTATGAAACTCTTTATCGTTTTTTATTTTTTTAATTGCATTGTTAAAAGCAACTATTATTATTTTAAACTTATTGTTCATATTTTTTCCCCCTGAATAAAATGTAAACATTAATACATGACAATAATATCATAATCTCGTTATGATTTCATTACTTTTTATAATTTTTATTTTGTATTATTTTTTTATGAGATTTTGGAGGAAAAAATTTATGAAAGTTGTAGCAAATGATTATCCTATTAAAGATATATTCAAAATGTTGAGAGAGTGGTCTGAATTAACGCAAAAAGATTTTGCTAAATCATTAAATAAAAGTAAAGCCACAATAGAATGCTGGGAATATGGGGTTTCAACAATGAGTTTCAAAACATTTATGGAAATTGCAAAAAAATATGGCTATACGGTCACAATAGAAAAAAAGAAAAAATAAGGTGGCGTCCTTATTCTTTTTATAATATTATTTATAATTTCTATGAAATATAGAAATAAAATCAAGTTCAGGATAATGTTCTTCAAATGCGGTTTGCGCAATTTTTTTTAAATATTGTGCAAATTCTTTATTAAAATGAACTCCCATTGGACTCATGTTGTGCATTTCTGGTTTTAACCATACAAATAATCCGTATTTTTCGCTATTATTTCTATTTTTTCCTTCAAATATATGATGCTTATGCCAATATGGTATTGGTGTAATTGAATATAATTGGTTTATTGGCATTATACTTTTTACTTTCATTAGTGTATCTCCTTTCATTGATACACTCAATGTTTCTATTCATTAGAACATAGAGTGTAGACATTATATTTTTAACTTTATTTCTAATACAAAATTTTTTATATTATCTTTATCCCATCTTCCACCATTTTGTTTATAGTAGTAGCATTCATCAATTACTGATTTTAACAATTCATTTTTTTCTTTTATTGTTATTTCAGATTCATTATATAAATTTAAAACATTTTGTAGTTTTGGAATCATTAAACTATAGTCACAACTATCTTTTTTTTGCTTTTCTATTAACAACGTGTTAATGCTCTTTTTCTTTTCTTCAATTTTTAGTTTTATATCATTTCTTCTGTTATTAAATTCTTCTCTGTCATAAGTTCCATCTTCAAAAAAAACATAAATTTTTTCAAGTTTTTTATTAAAATCGTCAATATCTTGTTCCAAAGAATGTATTAATACATCATAATTTTGCTTTTTATCTTGTTTTTTATCAATGTAATCATTTTTATAGCTGTTTAGTATGTTTTTTAATTCTTCTATTAGTCTTGATTCTACTAATTCCAAATCGGAAGAAGTATTGCATCCTGGAAGTGGACACATTAAAGTATCTTTATATCCATTATTATAAGGTCTTCTTATCATATTTCTTCCACATATTTTGCATTTTACTATTCCTGCTAATTGGTTTTTTATTTCAGTGGATGGCTTTGCTCTGTGATTTTGCCTCATTTTTTGTTGTGCTTTATTCCATGTTTCATCGTCAATTATAGCTTCATGTAAACCTTTATTACAAAAATAATCGTTAGATATGGGATTAGTTTTTTTTACTTTTCCATTTACAATGGTGCTAATGGTTTTTCTTTTATTCCATGTTAAATTTCCATTAAGTGTATCGTTGATTAATATGTTTCTTACCATAGCACTAGTCCAAATAATACCTTTTTTTGGTTTTATACTCATACTATTGAGTTTGTTAGCAATAATTTGAACTCCATTATTATCAATATACATATTAAATATTAGTTTTACTACTTCTGCTTCTTGTGGATTTATAATTAGTTTAAATCCCTTTTCACCTTTTATTTTTTCTTTATCATATCCATATGGTGTAATAGAACCGACAAATTTACCTTCCTTTACGCTTTGAAATCTTCCACGAGATAATATTTTTTTTGTATAAAGTAAATATTTTCTTGATTGATATAATCCATCTTCAAAAAATGATCTATCTAAATCATTGCTTAAATCATATATTTTTTCTGGTGTAATTATTAATGTGTTAGTATATTCAAATGTTTGAGCAATAATTCCCTGGTCTATTGTATTACCACGAGCAAGTCTTTCAACTTCTACAACAAGAACTGCTTTATACTTATTGTCTTCTATTAAAGATAATAATTTTTGCATTTGTGGTCTATCTGCGATTGTATCTCCTGATACAACTTCTTTTAGTATGTTTTCTTCTGGAATAGGTGAACCATATACTTTTGTTGCAAACTCTTGTAATGTTTTTTGATGTCTTTCCAAAGTTTTCTCAATAGATTCATTAAAGAATTCTAAATCCTTTCGAGATTTTCTTAAATATATTAAAATTTCATTTACTAACATAGGCATTTTCCTCTCTTAAATATATTGATAAAAACTCTTGCCTATGCTATAATTAAATAGGAAAGATTCTTATCGTGGTAGGTAGTTTTTTTCCATTTTGGCTCGTGTTCTAGCACGAGTCTTTTTTTTATTTTGTAATTATATAAGTATTTCCAAATAATGAACAATTTAGTCTAAAACTTATATTATCAATTTTATTTAAATTTTCTCTAAAAACAATGTATCCTGTTTTTGTTCCACCTCTTATTAATTCTGGGCTATTTAATCTTTCACCTTTCCATATATCTACTGTCAATGGCATTCTAGATATTATTTCCCCATTATTGTTAATATATTCTATATTACTTTCATAAAACGTTATATCATTATTACTTGTATTTTTAATTGTGACATATAAGGCAATCCATTGTTCTCCGTCAATAATATAATCATTATCTTTATAAGTTTTTATATTGTAAGAATTAAAGGTAATATCATACTTATCACAAGATATTGTTTCATTAAACTTATAATTAGTTTTTGGTTTCATTTCGTCTTCTTTATCATCTGTAGGTATTATAATACACATAAGTATAATAAAACCAATACAAAGAAAAACAACAGTTAAAACTCTATTAAGTGAAAAATCATTATTCTTGGGTTTGTCCTGCTTTATAATACTTGTATCATTTCCACAAAATTTACAAAATCTTTCATCATCATTTAGTTGATTCCCACAATTAGTGCAATATTTCATAATTACATCTCCTTTTATTTCCAATTTATACAATGCGCATAGATTGCGCATCCCCAAATTTTTATTGTTGTATCATATAATAGGGGTGTTAAAGTTGAAACATAAATATACCGAATTACTAGAAGTTTTAAATATAAATGAAGTTAATATTCGGAAGTATTCTATTTTGGTAGGACTTTATATTTAAAGTTCTTCCTTTTTTATTATATAGTCTTTATTTGCCATAGCAAATTCTATTAATTTATTAAAATCTTCATCATTAATTTCATCATTTTCATCTAATAATCCTTTTTCTTTTAAAATAGTTTTCAAATCATTTTGCTTTGGATCATAGGAGGTATTTGTTCTTAAATCTTTGCCGAGAAAGTCTTCAATTGGAATATGTAAAACACTTGCTATATCAATAACATTGTCAATAGTTGGAATATTTTCACCTGATTCCCATCTATTAATTGTAGCTTGACTAACATTTGTTAATTTTGAAAGTCTATTTTGTGACATTTTTCTTTTTTCTCGTATATATTTTAAATTTTCTTTAAAATAATTTTTCATCATCTTCCTCCTCTCAAATAGATTTTACAATAAAATTATGTAAAAATCAATAAATTTTATACAAAAATGTATAAAATACTATTGACTTATACAAATACGTATAATATAATTTGCTTATAAGGAGGAAAAAAAATGAATGATTTATTAAAGTCTACTACTGGAAAAGAATTAAAAAAGTGTAGGACAGATATGGGTAAAACTCTTGTAGAAGTAGCGAAAGACACTAAAATAAGTAAAGATTTAATATCAAGATATGAAAATGGAGAAAGTTCTATGGTTATGGATAAATTTTGCGAACTTTTGGAATATTATGGAATAAATTTTGCTATTTTTTTTAACAGAGTTTATACGAATATGTATAATAATAAAGATGAAACATAGCAGATTACAAGTAAAATTAAATAAAAACCACGATAAGAATAAAATTAAATGAGGTGACAAAATGGAAGAAAAAACAATAATAATTCGTCAAGAAGCAACAAAGGAAGTTCTTGATGAAATATATAGAGTTGTTAGAAAAATAGCAGCAAAATTACCACCTGAAAAAGCAAAAGAATATTTTTATACAGAAGAAGAATTAATGGAAATAAAAAAACAAAAAAAAGACTCACAAACTGGAACTTTGTAAGTCATAAAATTTAATTCACTTGTTTATTAAATTTCCCTTACATTATACCAAATTATAAAGAATAAGTAAAGGAGAAGAAAAAATGAAAAAGTCATTATTATATACACTAATTTTTTACGGATTAATTATAGTAGGATTACTGCTATGCAATAAATTACACTATGGGTTTTGGTTGTTTTAGGGGGAAGAATGAAAGATAATTTTTTATTAAAAAAGTCACAGCGAGAAGTGTTTGACGCTTTGAGTGATGAAGAAGCAGGAATTTTAATAAAGGGAGTATTTAAGTATTTAGATACAGGAAATAGTGAATTAAATGGAACATTAAAAGCAATATTTATTCCAATAAAAAATGATATTGATAAAAATGAAGAAAATTATCAAAAGGTATGTGAAAGAAATAGAGAGAATATAAAAAAGAGATGGGATAAAGTATACGAGAATATACCAGTGGATACGACCGTATACGAAAGTATACCAGTCGATACGAAAGTATACCAAAGCATACCAGAAGATACTGACGCGCGTCATATATCATATATCACTAATCATTTAGAAGAAATAAATAATAAAAAAGATATTAGGGGTATGGGGGAAGAAGAGAAAGAAGAAAGAAGAGAAACCTTTAAGCAAGTTATTGATTATCTAAATGAAAAAACAAATTCAAGTTTCAAATACACGACGAAAGCAACACAACAAAAAATTAATGCACGATTGAACGAGGGTTATAAGCTCGACGACTTCATAGATGTAATTGATAAAAAATTTGCCGAGTGGAAAGGAACTGAATTTGAAATATATTTAAGACCAGACACATTATTTGGAACAAAGTTTGAGGGATATCTTAATCAAAAAGCAAATACAAGAAAAATAACAACGAAAGATATTGCAACCAAAGTAGACATTGCAAATTTTTTTGGAGGTAGGAAATGAAGCAAGAAGAATTTTTACAAGCAATGGTTATTTTAGGAACAATTTACAATAAAGAATTTACAGAAGAACAAGTAGCGGTTTGGTATGAATTTTTTAAAGACACAAATATTAATGACTTAACGACTGCTATTAAGCGATTAGGAAATACAAAGAAGTTTTTACCAAGTATTGCAGAAATAAAAGAAGAAATAGCATATATAACAACCGAAGAATTGCAACTTGATGTAGATGTAGAATGGAACAATGTTTTAATGGCAATTAGAAAATATGGAGCAGATAGAGGAATTGAAGCATTAGAAAGTTTGAAAGATTATACTGCAGATGTTGTTAGAAAAATAGGTTGGTATAGATTATGCATGA